CCAAGGCAATTACTTGTGGACCATGGGTGATGTTCGCTCAGGCGAGCCTGATCAATTCCTGGGTAAGCCTTACAGTGTCAACCAGGCTATGGCAGACATCGGTGCCTCAGCTAAGCCGGTTATTTTCGGTGACTTCTCCCGCTACGTTGTGAGAAAGGTTCTTGGCTTCCAGGTACTGACTCTGCGCGAGCGTTACGCTGAAAACTTCCAGATCGGCATGATTGGCTTCAAACGCTTTGACGGTGAGCTGCTGAATAACAAGGCTGTGAAGCACCTTGTCCACCCAGCATCTTAATTGTTGCTGAAATGAAATGGCGCCGCCCTTCGGGGCGGCACTAATCAGGAGCCAGAACATGAAAATCAAACTTTTAACCAGCCGCGGTGGTGTGGACTTTACACAGAATGTTGGCGACATAGTTGATGTGAGTGACGCTGAAGGCAAGCGCATGATCGAGGCGGGCCAGGCTGAACCACACAAAGGCGCTGGCAAAGAAAAAGCCACCAACAAGAAACAAACCGAAAAGGCAGTTAAGGAATAATCAACGTGATTCCACTGCGCTCAACACTAAAGCTGGTGCAACATGCAACAGCGCTGCCTGTCTCTTCAGATGACGTGAAAGGTGATCTTGGTTACAACGCTGACGAAACCGCAGTCGATAGCAAAGTCGACAGTTTGATTTTGGCAGCAACTGCTTATGTCAGTGGTCCTGATGGCGTGCTCGGTAAAGCGCTTATCTCTCAGACCTGGTCAGTGTCTGTCCCTTGCGCTGGCCGCAATGGGCGTATTGAGATACCGCTGACGCCTGTTCAAAGCGTTAAGTCGATAAAATACGTTGACCCGGAAGGGAATGAGCAGACTCTGACTGTTGATAATTTCCACCTCTTTGGTGATGAGGATCGGGCATACATCGAGCCTAAGTCCGGCACAGTCTGGCCCAGTGTTTATGATCGACCTGATGCAATCACAATCACTTTCGTTGCAGGGTTTGGTGACTCCGCAGAGTCGGTACCAGAAAACGTAAAGCAGGCCATCCGCCTGCTGTGCTGTCATTGGTTTGAAAACCGCGAGGCTGTTGTTGTTGGGTCGATATCTTCAACCTTGCCCATGGGCGTTGAGTCTCTGTTAGGGATGAGCCGCAAGGGATGGGTCGGCTAATGCGCAATGGCAAATTGCGTTACAGGGTTGAGCTGCAGAAGCAGGTCGCCACTCGGTCGCCAACCTCTGGCGCTAAATCAGTTACCTGGGAAACCGTTGATACTGTGTGGGCAGCAATTGAACCACTGTCTGTGCGTGAGTTTATTCAGTCCGGCGCAGCCCAGTCGGCAGTTACTACCCGTGTCGTGATTCGGTTTATTGAAGGCATTGACGCCAGCTGGCGCGTTGTCTACGGATCCAGAATTTATAACATTGAAGGTGTGCTTCCTGATCCTAAATATGGGCGCCATTACCTGACTTTGCCTTGTTCAGATGGCGTTAGTGACGGGCAATGAACAAGTCGCAGCACACAAGAAAAATCCCGCGAATTATCGAAGCTGGTGACCCTTTTAGTAATCGGGTTGCTGAGGTGCGCGTGAACGGGAAAGTGATTGATATGGCCTTTTTCGTGGATACCAGGAAAGGGATTGTGCGCGCCTTTCGTCATCCGCTGCAGAAAGACAAATATAGTAAGCGATTATTGATCAGGACAGTGAAAGGCAGTGTTGAGGTAATCACTCGTGACTGATGGCTTGAAGCATTCAATCTCAGGTGTCGACAATCTTGTCGATCGGCTCAGCAAGTTTCCCGGCAACCTGCAGAAGAGGGTGGTCACTCGTGCGGCCAGGAAAGGCGCAATGGTCATCCGTGACGCCGCCCGTCAGAACGCAAAAGCGATCGATAACCCGAACACGCCAACAAGCATCAGCAAGAACATTGCCGTTCAGTCAGCCTCTCGCCTGGGTCGCCAGAATGGTGGCGTTACCATGCGCATCGGTGTCCTGGGTGGAGCTCGCAGCTATGCCGACACGCGGGATAACCGAAGGAAAGGCCAGGCTGGTGCCACCTATAAAACAGATGGCGATAAGGGCAACCCAGGCGGCGACACATTCTATTGGCGGTATTTGGAATTTGGCGCACCTGGTGCCGGTGTTGCCCCTGTTCCCCTGCTGCGCGCCGGCGCGGCCAGTTCGCAGAATAAAGCGATCGACAAAATCACTGATGAAATTAACAAGGGCCTCGATAAGTTGGAGCAACTTGACTGATGGAAGCGCCTTTTTATCCCGTTGTTTCTGCTGACTCTGGTGTCCAGGCATTGCTAGGCAGTGGGGCATCGATGCGTCTATATCCGGCAGAGGCGCCACATAGCGTGCAATCGCCTTATGCGATATTCAGCAGCATCTATGCCACCCCAGAAAATGACCTCGATGCTGGTGCTGGCGCTGATACTTATGCGCTGCAGATTGATTGTTACTCAAAAGATTATGACCAGGCAGTTAGTGTGGCAGGCGCTATACGCACAGCAATTGAACCTCACGCGATCGTGACATCACTTCGCGGTGTCAGCCGAGACCCCGTTACCCGACTTTTTAACTATCAGTTCGACATCGAGTGGATGGCGACCCGATAACCACCGACCGAAAGGAGAACACCCATGAGCTTGTTAATTACCAAAGGCATGAAGGTCTGGATTATTGACCGCCTGGACTCTGATGCTGTTGTCGAGATTAAGCGCGTGACTGCCGTTAATTTTGGCACCTCGCCTTCAGACGATATCGAAACTACTGACCTTGAAGCCCTGACTCACCGTGAGTACGAAAAAGGCTTGAAGGCCCCTTCAACTGCAACCGTTAGCATTCTCTATGACACTGCTGCGGCATCGCATGCAGTGCTGAAAGCGCTTGAAGAGGCAGCAGACACGAACGAAACAATGATTGCTATCGGCGCCGCTGATGGTACCGCAGCACCAACAGTCACAGACGGGAAATTTGATTTCCCAACAACCAGGACATTCATGGCCATCACCGGCTATGTGAGTGATTTCCCCGTCGACATTCAGATCAGCTCAACCGTTCCTGTCCCTTGCAGTATTCGCCGAAACGGCAAGCTGCAAATCAGCCGAAAAGCGGTCGTGTAAGGGGTAGCTTGTGAATCTTGAACAGTTAACTGAGCTCGGTGGTGTAGTGCCTGGTGACCTGGTCCCGCAGGATGTGACCTGGGCCCGCATCGATGACAAGACCGGCGAAGAGGTATCAGACACCTTCAAGGTGTTTGTTCGCCGGCTGGCATACATCGATCAGGAGCGCATGTTTCGCATGGCGGGTCTGTTCGACAAGATTGATCCGGAGGATCCGGACGCTGAGGCTTTAGTGAATGAGGTTGAGCAAAAGAGCATTAACGCTGCACTGATTGCCACAGCCATTCGCCTGGGGGATGAGGGTGAACAGACCATGAGCTATGAACAGGCCTGCTGCCTTCGCCCGGATCTAGCTCAGGTGTTCATGTCTGCCATCAATCATGTCAATCCGGTGCCTAGTAAAAAAAAAGCTCGAAGCCGACGAAGTAATCTGGCACGAGCTGGTGTTAAACGGAATCGGAGGCAAAACGATTCTGGAAGCCAAGCGCAATCTGACGCCGGCTGAGTTTCACAGCTGGGTCACATTCTTTAACCAATACGGTTCCATCAATACCAACCGCCGCCTTGAATATGGGTTTGCCATGATTGCCATGCAAATCAATAACGCTATGGGTGGCAATAAGACCATGCGGGATTACATGCCGCATTATCAATCCGAAGAAACCAACCTGACCTTTGAACAGGCCATGGAGGCGTGGAAATAATGGGCAAGCGTTCGCTGGGCACATTAACAGTCGACCTGATTGTAAAAATGGGTGGATTTGAACAGGGCATGAGCCGGGCATCGCGTGAGACCAAAAAGCGTATGCGCGAGATTCAGGGTGCTGTTGATGCCGCTGCAAAACGGGTTAGAAATTTTGCATTGGCTGGCGCAGCAGTTATGGCAACTGGTGCCGCTATTACCTCGTCTCTGGTTAACACTTCCCGCCAGGCTATCGACACTCAGGCAAAGCTTGCCCGGTCACTTAACACAACTGTGGATTCACTGACAGCGCTGCAGCTGCGTGCCGGGGACTCTGGTATCGACAAGCTTGATATGTCTCTCAACCGGATGAACCGCCGCCTGGGTGCTGCTGAGTTTGGCACCGGGGCGGCTCTGAAAACAGTTGAGAAGCTGAAGCTTGACCTGGACGCCATGCGTAACATGGATGTCGATGAAAAGATCGGGTACATCGGCGACCGCATTGATGAAATGGGTGTTTCCTCAGAGGAAGCCGCCCGCCACTTGCAGCAGCTCGGGTTTGAACAGGCAGCAGCCATTGAACTTTTCCGCGATGGAAGTGACCAGGTGGGGAGGTATCGCCGAGAGGTTCAAGGCCTTGGCCTATCGATGTCAGACCTGGACGCTAAAAAAGTCGAAGAGATGAATGATGCGCTTGGGATTTTCAAAGACTTGCAGCAGTCTGTAGGGCAGCAACTTACTATCGGCCTGGCCTCAACGGTTAAGACTCTGGCAGAGACAATGGAGAGAGCCTGGATCCATACTGAAAATATGGGGTTGGCGACAGTCGACTTTGAGCACAAGTTCAGGGCATCAATGGCCTCTGCTCTTGATTCTGCATCTACAGTAGTGACCTTTATGGAGAGACACGGAGAAATGATGACCTCCTATGGCCTTGTTGGTTATTTCCTTCTTGGGCGGCGGGGCTTGTTAATAGGCTCAATGGTTGGGTCGTTGATTTCATCTGTGAAACAACAGTTAGGCTTTGGTGTTGACGCTCAAGCTGCTGAGTTGGCGAGATTAGAAAATCGAATTGAATCATTGCAAGCTTTAATGGATGCTGACGGCATTGGGTACGCCCCAAATCGAGACGCACAGATAGCAGCTTGGCGCCAAAGTAAAGAAGAATTAGAAGCTCAGCGTGATGCCTTGCGCGCCTCTATGTCAGATGAAGCATGGGCTGACATGGATAAATATTTTTCTGATTCGGAAGACAGAGCTGAAGGCATTGCGCATTGGCTGAGAGTTGCAGCAGACGAGCTTCGCAATGAACCGGATATACCTGAATCTTCACCTCGAATGACTCCTTCAGGTGCTGGCGCGGATCCTGAGCGAGAACAAGAGATTCTTGATTTATTCAGTTCACAATCAGAAGCGTTGCGCCGCCAGATAGCACTATACGGGCAGGCGAGCTTGGCCTCCCAAATGCGCTATGACATGGAGTTCGGCGCAATGGCTGAGCTCTCCACAGAGCAGCAAGAAATCTTGATGGTCTACGCCCAGCAGCTGGACTACCTGAAGGAACTCGAAGAAGCCAACCAGAAAGCCCAGGAAGAAGCCAAAAAGCGCGCAGCTCTGATGGATCAATTCACAACCCAGGGTGCACGCAATATGCAAACCACCCTTGCTGATTATCTCTTCGATCCATTTGATGAAGGCGTCAAAGGGATGCTGCGCAGCTTTGGCGAAATGATGCGGCAAATGGCTTCACAAGTAGCCTCGGCCGCAATTCTGAGAACGCTGTTTGGCGGGTTTGCTGCATCATCCAATCCGATTATTTCATCGATCGGGAGTAGCTTTGCAGGCCTGCGTGACGGGGGCGGGTATGTTCCACCAGGAGGGTGGGCGATAGCTGGTGAAATTGGACCAGAGATTGTTCGTGGTCCGGCCATGATTACCAGTCGCTCTGAGTCATCACAGCAACTTGGTGGAGCTGGCGCCACTCAGATCATTGTGCATGCTGAAGACCCCGGGGCAGAGGCTCGGATTCGTGCAATCGTTGAGGCCTCAGCGCCTCAATTCATCAGTGCTGCTGTCGGTCAGACAGTGGCCAGACTCAAACGTCCGAGACTTGCATAATGGCATTGGTCACAATTCCACCGATAAAGCAGAGCGCTGCCACCATGGGGTTGCTACGGGCTGACAATGCACTACAGATGATGAATGGCACTGATGTCATTACTGAATTTGCTCGAGCTGTTTGGACCTATCAATTTTCACTGGTCCCGCAGGCAGAATCTGCCGGCAGAGCTTGGGCAGGGCCGCTGGCTCGCTTGTCCAGGATATCGAATCACTTTGAGGCCGGGCCTCCTGGATATAACGGCGCTGCATATACGGCAACCACGCTGCAGGTTAATGGCAGCGGCCAACTGGGCATTGCATTGAATATCAAAGGCGCTCAGCCGAGCACAAAAGTGCTGCAGGCCGGCGAATACTTTGAGGTCAATGGCGAACTGAAAATCGTTGTGTCTGATTGCACCAGTGATGGCTCAGGCCTGGCAACTGTCCAGTTTGAGCCACCGCTAAGGGACTCGCCGGATGACAGTGCCAACCTGAACACGCAAACCCCGAAAGCCAAGTTTCGTTTGGCCACACCAGAGAGCAGCTGGTCAATCGGCCTGAAAAAATACTATCGGATCCAGATCGATTGCGTTGAGGCGTTATGAGCAGAGAACTATCAACGGCCATGCAGGGTGCTGTCGAGGCGCCTGTCATTCGCCCTGTGCTTATTGCTTACCTGGACATTGCCTCTGATCCAATTTCAATGTGGACTGGTGCTGGCGCTTTCCAGCCAACTGGCACACCTGATGCTGTACTCAACGGCAAAACCTTTGTCCCAGATTCTGTGTTTGCTGATATGTCAGACATTATTGAGGATGAGGGAATCGGTGGGCCGCTGACAATTATCCTTCAGGGGCATGACCTCGATGACGCAGCGCTTCGCCAGATGGTACGAGATCGCCGGCAGTGGCGTGGCCGCAAAGCATATTTCTGGCTTGGCCTGTTGAATGAATCCCTTAATGCCGTCTATGAGTATCCGATCAGAATCAAGACCGGAATCATGGCGCGTGTGGTTATTAACCGCGGGAAAGATAACGTCAGCATCGAGCTCACGGTCGATGAGGACTTGGGCAATGCAAAGACAGCAGCCTGGCGCATCACTGACCATGCCAGGATTCACAGCGAAGACACGTTCAGCAGCTTTGTGACAGAGCTCGCCAATAAGCCCAACGGCCTGGAACGCCCACGCACGACAAATTCAATTGCTGAGTGGGAAGCAAACGAGGCCTGGCGCCGTGACAATCGCTGGCAGGATTTCTGATGAGTTTTTTTAAGAAGCTGTTCAAAGGCATTGTTGCCGGCGCTGTCATTGGATTAACCGGAGGCCTGGCGCTCAGTGTTGCTGGTTTGGCAACCGGTGCCACAATTGGCAGCACCATGGCTTTGGTCGGTGGCAAGCTTGTCCTGGGTGGGGCAATTTATGGTGGTATCCAGGGCGCCTCTGCAGGGCTGATCAAAAAGCCAAAGATGCCAACCATGGAAGTGGTGGCCAGGCAGAACATCAGTGTTGACCCGCAGGCCCTGGGCAAGTGGATATTCGGCGAGACTGCTGCAGCAACTGATATCGTTTATGCCGAAAAGATTGGCGACACTGCGATCGCACACGTTATTTGTGCAGCGGCTCATGAAATCGAAAGCTTTGGTGACTTCTATATCGATGATGAGCTGATTTCATTCTCTGGTTCCGCAGCACAAGGCGACTGGTCTGATGTGCTGCAGGTGTTTAGAAACCTCGGCACACAATCTCAAACTGCGCTCAGCATTCCTGACTCTGGCTGGCCATCGGATGCTAAAGGCCTGGGCGTTGCTCACTATGGCATGCGCTGGAACTTTGGCAGCGAGAACGGCAAAAAGAAACTGGCCGGCGGCATCCCGACTCGAATCACTCAGGTGATCAAAGGCTGCAAGGTTTATGACCCGCGGCTCGACAGCACTCAGGGTGGAACCGGTACCCACCGGGTTGATGATCAATC